ATTTAATGCAGCACCCAACATGGTTCAAGCCGCGGCCTATAAACTTGTGCTTGACAGAATGGTAGGCATGTACCGCCTGGACGATCGCTGTGTTGTGGCTACCGCTGGCAACCTCAGCTCAGACAAAGCACTAACTAACCGTCTAGGTACTGCCATGCAATCACGGGTAGTTCATCTACCTATTATGGTCTGCAACAAAACCTGGCACTTCTGGGCTAATAAAAACAACATTGACCATAGAGTTCAGTCCTTCCTCAAATGGAAGCCTGAACTCTTACATCACTTCGATCCTAACCACGATGACCTTACTTTCCCTTGTCCCAGGACCTGGGAATTCGCAAGTGACATCTTCAAGCCTTACGATCCAATTCCTATGAGTAAATTGCCACTATTAGCCGGCACAATTGGGATTGGTGCAGCCCGAGAATATCATGCCCATACAGAAGTAGTAGGTCAACTGCCTACACTAGATGCAATCATAAGGGATCCTCAGGGAGTACAATTCAAGAACGACCCAGGTATCGAATATGCTATCGCAGGTATGGTTGGGGCAGGTATGAAGAGCTCCAACGCCAAAGAATGTCTCCAGTTCCTCAGTCGACTAGGTGCAGACCATCAAGTTACGGCACTTAGGCAAGCCATTGGTCGGGACTTTGAATTGTTCCAAGATCCCGCTATAGCAGAATGGCTGAAGCGTAACACCCAGGATTTGATCCAGAGGAGATAATCATGAGTTGGTGTCAGATTAGAACAGCATATCTACTGGGGAAAAATTTTGATGCAGTCTCTATGGATTGGTATGAGAACTTTGATAAATTAGACCCACATTTACACCGTCTGGGAATGCCTAAACATTGGTCAGCACGCGGTGCAGACTTAAGTGGAGCTGCAGGCTTTGTCATTGTCTTTGAAACAAATGATAATATGAAAAATTGCGACTTGGACCACATAGAAGAAGCTCTATATAGATACTTAAGGGAGCTAGCATGAATATTTTTAAAACTATACTTGGGACTTTCATATTTATATGCGGTTTCACTTTCCTAATGATTCGGGATTATTTTGGAGATGAAAATGGATCCTGAAATCAGAAGAAAGATTGACCAAGTTAAGATAGACATGATGGATGCTGACTCAGGTACCGTATTCTTTTCATCACTCCTCACTTATCTAAAGATTGAGATAGATGACAGCATGCCTACTGCTTGGACGAATGGGCTCAGTATTGGTTTAAACCCTGACCTAGTACTACGTTCTAACGTGGCTGAGCTTACCGGGGTATTCATGCATGAGCTCGGGCATGTTATTTATGATCACATCCCTATTGCCCTTGAGAATAAAGAATGGATCGATCGCAAGCGACATAACATAGCTGGTGACCACCACATCAATCTTAAAAATAAGGCAGCTGGCTACATCCTACCTCACTGGATAGATCCATATGAGGATCCTCAGTATATTGGTATGTCCACCATGGCCATTTACGAGGTTCTTCCAGCAACACCACCACCACCTGCTACTGGTAAAATTAGCATGGGCAATGATATACGTATGCCTGAAGGTATGCCCGCAGAAGAGTTCAAAGAACGAGTAGTTGGGAATATTATTAAGGCTACCATGCAAGCTCAGATGGCTGATGACTATGGATCAGTCCCAGGACACATCCAGCGAATAGTAGATGAGATAACTCACCCCAAGCTCCCCTGGTGGATTATATTACAGAACCATATGGCCGCATATGCTAAGGAAGATTACTCCATGAGAAGAATCAACCGCAAGTATATGCCTGAGTTCATCATACCTGGACTCTGGAGTGAATCCATGGATCATATGCTCGCTGCTAGTGATTGTAGTGGATCCATCTCTGCAGAGGAACTGGCTATTGGCCTGGGCGAGACAAGATATGTATTTGATGTACTCAAACCTAAATCCCTGCGACTCATGAGCTTTGATGTGGATATCCACTTCAATGAGTTATTTGAGGAAGGTGCTGAGCTACCTGACAAGATAGATCTCATGGGTGGAGGTGGAACCGACGTCAATCTTATCCTCAAATATATTCGCGAAGAGGATCCAAAACTTTCTCTAATATTTACAGATGGAGGCTTCGAGATGCCTAACCTAGATAACATCCCAGGAGATCTCTTCTGGATAATCAAAGGGTGCCCTAATTTCGATCCACCAAAAGGCACAGTCATTCACATGGAGCCATACTTATGAAATACATACAGCATGAAAAGCTGCAAGAAGTACACCCTTTCAGTCAAAAGATTGGTGAATTCATTGACTGGTTGAGTGAAGAAGGTGTTTATCTAGCTGAATATAGCTCAACAGGAGAGTATATGACTCCAATGAGAAGGTCTGTTACTACATATCTTGCTAAATTTTTTGAAATTGATGAGACAGCTCTCGAAAAAGAGAAGCTAGACATGCTAGCTGAACTAAGGAATTGATATGAAATTTGATTACGGAAACGTAGTGGACCTGTAAAGCGAGAGCTTCGTATAAAGCCAGACATTTATGGCATACCTGGTTTGCCTGGTACCCAGTTCGGGTAGGGAAGCATAATTGTCGCTGGTGGGAACCGGTGCAGCGCAAAGGAATCTACAACCCAGACTATGAAAGTGGTAGTTATTGGGACTGGAGATACAAATGAAACAACATCACATGGATGACTTAATCACCTTTCTAGCAATGTGTGTCCTATGTGCTTGTGTACTAGGGATATTATGGCTAGAGCCAGTATGTACATGCCCAGGAGCATAACATGAAATTTATTAACTACTTACTGGAACATGAGGGGGTTGCTACTGCATTTGGACTAGCCCTCACTGTGCTAATCGCATTTATCATTTCAGAATTGATGGGGTAATATATGGAATTTCGTGGATGGACAATATTCTTCATGCTAATAGCTCTATTTGATACAAACCCTGAGATATGGCTCTGGCTAGCTTTGCTAGTTGAGGGCTGGGCTGATAAAGAATACAAGGATTAATTATGATCACACTCTCCGACAGCCAACAGAAAGCCTGCGATGCGTTCCGCGTATTCCTTCGGGATCCATCAAGGAAAGAATTTCTATTATCCGGGTTCGCTGGCACCGGTAAGTCATTTCTCGTCAAATACCTTATGCAATTAGTGAGAGACGAGCACAAGCTTATAAGGCTAATAGCTCCCGGGACACCGATGACTAACTTCTTCTTCACAGCCACAACCAACAAAGCAGCGACCGTGCTACAAGCTATGATGAGTCAACCTACCCGCACCATACATCAAGCTTTGGGTCTGGTTGTACGAAGTAACTTTAGCAAAGGCACCACCTTTCTTGAGCAGAAGAACGACTGTGTTGAACTCAGAGGCAGTGTGTTGGTAATTGATGAGGCTAGCATGATCAATGCTGAACTACTCAATATAATCCGTAAAGTCACCAACAAAGTCAAGAATTGTAAAGTTCTGTATGTGGGTGACAGCTATCAACTCTCACCTATCAAAGAGAACGTATGCCCCATCTTTGATAGTGCACAGGAAATGTATTTCCTCACTGATATTCAGCGCCAAGCCCTGGACTCACCTATCATTACATTTAGTCATGAATACAGACAGATGCTGGACAATCCTCAGAAAGCTTGGCCAGATCCGCCTGCAAATAGTGAGGACATCCTACACTATGACACACCTGATGCTTGGAGAGAGGCTATTAAAGACTCCTTCCTAGTACCTCATGAAGTTGATGACTGTAAAATCATTGCCTGGTCTAATAGCCGGGTACGTGGATATAATTCATGGATCCGTAAGCACATGGGGTACACCTGTCCTTTTGAAGAAGGAGAAATCTTACTCTGTAACAAACCAGTTATTGTCCGGGAAAGAATACGTGCAGGTACTGACACCCTCCACCGTGTGGAAAATTATCAACAAGAAATTCGTGAAGACATTAATGGATACCAATTGACTCTAGGTAACAATGGTGACTTTATTAGTGTATTCCAACCCAATGATTGGTCTGAAGCTGACCGTAAGATAACTGCCTTAGCTACTGCAGCAAAAGCAGCCACTGGCGATGACAGAAGTGACTATTGGACCAGATTCTGGGCAATTAAAAATGAATGGGGGGACTTTAGGCCCTTACATGCCCAGACTGTACACAAATCCCAGGGAAGCACATACCGAGAAGTCTTCATTGACCTATCGGACATAGCCCGCAATACCAAATGGTATGAGGTAGCTCGCCTCATGTATGTAGCGGTCACTCGGGCTAGTCATAAAGTTCATCTATATGGATCGATTACCGATCGATACACACGAAAAGATGCAATGGGTGTTATGGAGGTACTTCAAAATGGATAAATATTTAATCAGTTATGTATATAGTGGATACAATGACCCACACAACAGTTTTAATTACAGTATTGTTAACTCAATCGAAGCTTTTATTGATGAAGTAGAAGCATATGATGATGGTAAATATATTGTACTTAATATACTGCCCATCACACCTGAACAATATGAGAAATGGGATGGTGCCTTGAATGGAATGTAATAAGGAATTTAAAAATGCGGACAACAGCACGAATACGTAACTTCAGAGCCTCGAGACGTGGTAGACACAGACCCAGCACAGACCTGAGCCCTAAAGAAGAGGTAATTGATAAGATCTTTAACAATCTATACACACCTCACTGGAAGTTTTGGAGAGGTAAATTATTAGAAATCATCACTCAAAACAAAGACTATCATGGTCAAGATGGTGCCCCAGATAATTTTGGAGTGTTTTATGTCGGTAAAGCCTGGTTTGTTCCTCTAATGCCGGATGACGATGTCAGTGCATACACTGTACTCCCTCTTCATGAACACTATCCTGACATGGAGAAGGAACTAATCAAGGTTACTTCAAATCTGGCTGAGCTGGATATTGAGTGCTATGAAGTCAAACGATTCCTAGCAGGCCTACTGATCCATGGTGCCCCTATGGATATCATGGAAAAAGCTTTAGGTGCGGCCCTATTCTCTCGAGTAGTTAACTTCCTCCAAGAATTAAGGGGAAGAAAACAAGCTAGAGATTGGAATGAAGCTACTCAAGTAGCCTTTGACACGTATCTGGAACAACATGACTATCTACTGGCCGCTATGTGCCAAAGAGTAATGATGAACCTCATTACCAGGGACGCATTTGCAAGACAATAAGTTTATGAGCCTAGCATGCCCGAATCCCGAACTGGTTAAGACATGTAGGCAATAGTCCGTTGGTACAATAAAATGGATATGGTGGAGCAATAAATGCTTGAGCAATGAAGCCACATCTTGCCGCAAGGCATAGCATAAGGTTACCACTGCCTCATCAGTGGCAAAGACGGCGAGTGAGGTGCAAAGCCTCACATCTCTTATGAAGTAGTAGGGAATAGAGTGCTTTAGATTGGCGTTTACGTCCCATTGTTTTCCCAAATATCTTCCCACTGAGTTTCTTATTACTCGTTGACCTTTGATCCAAAAATATACTCTAAACGTTATAAAAAAGAAATATACTCTAAACGTTATAAATAGGGAAAGTAGAGTACAAATAAAACCTAGAAAAGGGGTATGGCTTAAGTATCCAATGAACTTGTAAGGAAGACACTAAGTGAAAATCGCTGTTGACCAAGATCTGGACCATATTTGGTATTAAAATCTGGTCTAAAATCTTAAGTCAAGAAGATGTGCCTATATGGGCTTGAGCAGAGATAGCTACTTGTGGCTTTACTTCCTGGGAATCTAAATTTAAGGAGTTATAATGAATACCGAGACAATTCTCGTAGGTAAAAATGGCCTGGAAATTATCAAGATATATATACCGCCAGGAGACCACCGTGCAGAATTTTACAATCTATACCGAGTAGAGGGCTATCCTCATTGCTTCTTATGTGCCACAAAGGCTTGGGCTAAGGCAGAAGAATTACAGGAGTCATAATGATTCACCACCTCACCTTCAAGGATCCAACCGTAACAAAACCAGTAGCAATACTGGTACCAATACGGGACATGGATGAAGCTCTCATACGGGAGCATTATATTGCTCCAATGGTAGCTGCAGGTATCCCAGAGGAAGATATCATTGCCTTTAATCTCCAACATGAGCGCGGTAAAACCACAGTTACTAAGGCTCGAGAGCATCTAGAAGTTCTTAAGCCAATTATGGACTCAGCTGGCGTAAAAACAATCATGGTTTGTGATGGGCCTTACTTCAAGGCCCTCACTAAAGTTCAAATGATTGCTAAACATCTCAGCTACCGTATGAACACCATATGGGCAGACAAAGATGATCCATGCTGTCAAGATGCCTTCTATTGCCCGGGTTACAGGCAAATCTTCTATAGTCCTGAAACCCGAGGCAAAATAAACTTAGCAATCCAGGGTTTAGTTGCCCATTTAGAAGGTAAGGACGGATTATTTGAAGATGACGTGTTACGTAACCCACAATATGCCAACTCCATAAAAGAGACTCGGCAAGGCTTACGTCACTTAATGGAATACGATGTACTCACTTGTGACATTGAAACCTTTGATTTACATGTAGATAAAGCCGGCCTGGGTACAATTGCCTTTGCCTGGAACAAACATGAAGGCATAGCTTTCCCTATCGATTATGGTAGCTCTAATGGACATACATACCGATTATGGTTGAAGGACTTCCTTACAGCCTATGCCGCCAAGAGCGGAAAGCTAATTTACCATGGTGGATCCTTTGACATCAAAGTACTGATCTGGGAAGTCTTTATGAGCTGCCCAGAAGACATAGAAGGTATGCTTGAAGGACTGGATATTATGTTCAAGTGCTTTGAGGACACCAAATCCTTAGTCTATCTAGCCACTAACAACACTACCCAGAATACTCTAGGCTTAAAACCTAACGCTTTTGAGTACACCGGCAACTATGCCATTGATGTAAAAGATATTACCCAACATCCTCCAGCTGTAGTACTTAAGTATAATCTCATTGATGCTTGTGCCACCTGGTTTGTATACGAAAAATATCGTAATACAGTCCGACAAGAACAAGAGTATGTTTACACAGACGTGTTCCTACCATCCTTAAAGACTATCACCCAGATGGAGCTTGTAGGATTGCCAATGAATCTCGGCCAGATTCTCTTAGCCCAGGGTAAGCTAGATGACATCAGACAAGCTGCTGTAGACGGCTTATATGATTCAGATATCATTGTATATTTCACCGACTTTCTACGTAAACTGAAAGCCGAAAAAGAGACAGCTAAGCTTAAGAAGCTTGTCAAAACTAAAGATGATTACCTAGATCTTGAGTTCAACCCCAACAGCGGGCCTCAAGTGTCCCTCTTACTCTATCAAGAGTTAGAGCTCCCAGTGATTAACCGGACCGCTAAGAAGAATCCTAGTGTAGATGCCAAAACAATCAAAGCACTAAAAAAACATGAGGAGAACAACCGTGCTCGAGTTGAAGTTCTGGAGATCTTGGACCACCTCAAGGCTTATGCTGAAGTGGACATCCTACTCAACACTTTTATACCAGCTTTCCTGGAAAAGAGTGTCGACAAAGATGGATGGAGGTTCTTACTTGGTAACTTCAACCTTGGTGGGACAAAATCCGGGCGATTGTCCTCATCAGATCCTAATCTGCAGAATATTCCCAGTACAGGAACAGATCATGCGGAAATAATTAAGATGTGCTTCGCAGCTCCTCCTAAGTTACCCGGAGATCCATATGGCTGGTTATTTTGTGGTGCTGATTACTATTCTCTTGAAGATAGAATCTCGGCACTGCTCACCAAAGACCCAAACAAGCTAAAGGTGTATACAGACGGCTATGATGGCCATTGCTTACGTGCCTATGGCTATTTCGCGGCATTAATGCCTGATATCACCGCTGAGCTATCCAACGCCCTTGATGAGGCACAGGTAGCCTTGATAATCAATTCCATTGAAGAACGATATCCAAAACTCAGACAAGATTCAAAGGGACCAACATTTGCCCTTACATACATGGGCACATGGAAAACCTTAGTCAAGACATTTGGCATACCCAAGAAGCAAGCACTACAGATTGAGAAGAATTACCACAAGCTGTATGTAATCTCTGATGAGTGGGTCAGGTCTCAGATAGAATTAGCCAGTACCCAGGGCTACGTAGAGCTGGCCTTCGGCCTGCGACTACGTACGCCCATGTTACCCAAAGTAATACTCTCCAGTTATGACAGCATGCCTTATGAGACTTACAAAGAGATCAAGACAGCAGCCAATGCATTGGGGCAATCCTATGGACTGCTCAACTCCTTCTCCGGGAATATGTTCATGGAACGGGTATGGGCTCATCCTAAGTACCGCACATGGATCCTCCCTTGTGCACAGATACACGATTCCCAGTACCATCTGGTAAAGAACCATCTCGGGTGCTTGAAGTGGTACAACGATAACCTGGTTGAGTGTATGGAATGGGCTGACCTGGATCCTATACGTCATCCTGATGTAGGGCTTGGATCAGCAGTAGAAGTGTATGTGCCTGACTGGGCTAACAAAATTAAATTACCCAACTATGCCTCACTAACTGAGATTAAGGAGACTTTAAATAATTCAAAGAGTCTTACAATCGTCGCTCCGCGACTACATTGATTAAGGAGAGACTTATGCTAACAAATCACGGGAATATATCCCTACCAATGGCTGTCTGGCTGGCAGCAGATGATTATGACTTAGGACCACGTCCTAATGTAATCTCAGCCACAGGACTTTTAAAGCCCCTGAAGTGCATTGTATTATCTCACCGCATCCAGGCAGCGAACCTGGAAGCCGATACAGACTTACTAGATCTGGTTGCATCTCGCATGGGGACTGCGATCCACACAGCGGTAGAGTCAGCCTGGCTCAATAACCTTGAGCAGGCTCTCACCGCCATGGGCTTACCTAAACGCGGTCGCGATATGGTCAGGGTAAATCCTGAGTTACCTGTCGATCCTGAATACCATAACGTACACATCGAATTACGTATTGAACGTGAGATAGATGGTTACATAATTTCGGGTCAGTTTGACTTTGTAGAAAATGGTCGGGTAAAGGACATCAAATCCACCAGTGTATATGCCTGGATCTTCAATTCAAGTGATGACAAGTTTGCTTGGCAAGGATCCATATACAAATGGCTTAATCCAAAGCTCATCACCGATGACAAAATGGACATTGAATTCCTATTCACTGACTGGAAGGCTATGGAGGCTGTGCGGGATAAGGCCTATCCTAATAACCGCATAATGACTCGCACACTTACTCTGAAATCATCAGAGGAAGTTGAAAGCTTCATCCGCAATAAGCTCCAGCAACTGAAGACATATAAGGATGAGTCTGAGTCAGAAATACCTCGGTGCACTTCAGAGGAATTATGGCAGAAACCCACAACATATGCTTATTATAAAAAGATTGATGGAGTAAGAGCAACTAAACTCTACGAGGCACACGAACACCAAAATGCAATGGACCGCATGGCACTTGATGGATCCACTGGACGTATTGACACACGCCCAGGGAAAGTTAAGTTTTGTGCTTATTGTCCAGCACGCCCTATCTGCCAACAAGCTGAGAACTATATTCAATCAGGCTTACTTGATGTATAAAAAATATAAGGAAGCACTATGAAAGATTATTCCAATCTACCACCACATCCTTTAATGGATGCACTTGTAGACAATCTAATGAAGAAGACTCAGAATGAGGATCCAATGTTCTTCCGGCTTATGGTCTCATACTTCTTCTGTAAATTAGCCTCAATGATGAGGTGCAATGTACAAATAGCCGAGTCCCAAATAATTCCTATCAATATGTATGCAATCAACCTAGCTCCTTCCGGTTCTGGTAAAGGTCATTCTGTGGGCATTATTGAAGAAAATGTAATTAACCGCTTTCGCCATAAATTTTTAGAAGATACCTTTCCCGCAGTGTCTGAACGAAGCCTACACAAACTAGCTATCAAACGTGCTATAAAAAATGGCACCGAAGAAGAGGATGAAGTTGCTCGGGCTCAGATGGAATTTGAAGAACAAGGACAACTACTCTTCAGTTTTGACTCAGGTACTCCAGCTGCAGTAAAACAAATGCGAACCAAATTGCTATTAGCTGGTGCCGGATCCATGAACTTTGAAATGGATGAGATAGGCTCCAACCTCCTAGGCAACGCTGAAATATTAACAACCTTTCTTGAGCTATTTGATATGGGTCGCATCAAGCAAAAGCTTGTTAAGAACACTCGTGAAAACATCAGGTCAGAGGATCTATTTGGAACCACACCCACTAATATGCTTCTTTTTGGTACTTCCGCAAAGTTACTAGACGGCTCCAAAACAGAAGATGAGTTTTACAGCTTTCTCGAGTGTGGCTATGGTCGTCGCTGCTTCTACGGCTTTAGTCGAAAGCGTACAGCAAAAACTGGGCAAACAGCTCAGGATATTTATGATATATATAACGACACTACATCTATTGCCTTCCTATCAAATCTTGCTACCAAGATTGGTCAATTATGTGATGGATCCCAATTCAATCAAGCTATTAGGCTGAAGAAGGATGTCAGTATGGCTTTATTTGAGTACCGTCTATGGTGCCAGAATGCTGCCGATATGATGTCAGAATATGAGGAGATTGCAAAGGCCGAGCTAGCTCACCGTTACTTTAAGGTAGCTAAGCTGGCTGGAGCATATGCCTTCATTGATGGATCCTCCTACGTCACAATGGACCACCTGGACAATGCTATTTGCTTAGCAGAGCATTCTGGTGAGGCCTTTGGACTGATGATGAAGCGAGATAGAGCCCACGTTAAGCTGGCTAACTATCTGGCGGCCATTGGTCGAGAAATGACTCATGCAGACCTAGTTGAGGATTTACCTTTCTATAAGGGCACTGAACAAGCCAAGCGTGAAATGCTAAACCTGGCAACAGCCCATGGATACAAAAATGGGATTGTAATTACTCGGGAACAGATAGATGGTATTGAACTACTTTCTGGTAAGTCCATGCCCGTAACTGATCTGAATAAGATGATCTTTGCAGCAAGTGCGGACATAACCACAGGCTTTGGTACCCAAGAAGCGCCTTTTCATAAATTACATAATTTAGTAGCAATAGCAAATTGGCACTGGGTCAACCACTCTTTGAAAGACGGGTACCGTGACGAGTCACATGTTATCCCGGGCTTTAATCTAATCTGTCTGGATGTGGAAAAGAGTGTCACAATCGATACTGCTCGCATGCTGCTCAAGGACTTCAAATATCTAATTCATGAAACCAAACGACATACAGATAAGGATCATCGTTTCCGTATCCTGATGCCAATAAGTCATGTCCTTGATCTAGATGCTGATGACTTCACTGCTTTCATGAAGAACATCTTTGATTGGCTACCTTTTGAAGTTGATTCTGCTACGGCACAAAGGGCCCGCAAATGGTTAACAAATCAAGGTAATCACTGGTATAACGATGGTCAATTATTGGATGCATTACAATTTGTCCCTAAGACAAAGAAGGCTGAGGAACACCGGGCAATCATTGCTGGCCAAAGTAACCTCACAGCATTGGAACGCTGGTTCGTCAACAACACTCTTGATGGGAACCGTAGTAACCAATTAATGAAGTATGCCTATGCTTTAATTGACATGGGACAAGATCTACCCTCAATCCAGAATAATATTCTGGCATTAAATCGGAAGTTCAGTAACCCACTTGATGAAACAGAAGTACTATCCACAGTTATTGTTACTGCTAATAAGAAATTCCACACTAAAGGAGCCAATTAATGGCCAATCGTAATCTTGTATTAATCGCCGGCAAGTCAGCCGCAGGTAAGACCGTTAGCCTAAGGAACCTCAAGGATCCCCAGGGTGTAGTGTACTTAAACTGCGAGTCTGGTAAAGAATTGCCTTTCCCTTCTAAGTTTCGTAAAAAGACTATCACGGATCCCAAGACAATCCCGGCAATTATTGATGCTTGTGATGCTAATGACAAATGTCACACAGTTGTGATTGATAGTTTGACTTATCTCATGGACATGTTTGAATCCCAATATGTACTTACTGCTAGTGAGAAAGACAAATTTAAAGCCTGGTCAGACTATGCTCAGTTCTTTAAAAACCTGATGCAGAAACATGTAGCAGCCTCTAGCCTCAACGTAATCTTCCTGGCTCACACCAGTGACGTGCTAAACGAAAGTGAACATGTGCAAGAAACTATTGTGAAGGTAAAGGGCTCCTTGATGAACCAGGGAATTGAATCTTACTTCAACATTGTTATTGGTGCCAAGAAGGTACCTCTGACAAAAATTCCAAAGTCTGATTCCCCACTCCTCGATATAACTGAAGAAGAGGAGCTTGTAGGTTTCAAATATGTATATCAGACCCGACTAACCAAGGAAACCGTCAACGAAAGGATTCGTGGCCCATTAGGTATGTGGCCGGTATCAGAAGTATTTATCGACAATGATCTGCAGTTAGTAGTGGAAGTACTCCACAACTACTACAGCGAATAGTCACTCATCGCTGGTCGTACCAGCATCCGTTAGACCAATAGGAGATCTTAAATGAATCTTGATATGTTAAACATCGATACTGATGTAGAAGAAAATGAAGACTATATCCCGGGTGGTGATTTTAGCTTTAATACGGGTGTATACCCTATGAAAGTTGATATTGCTTACATGGGCGAGTCTACACGTGGTGCGGTCAGCTTGACAGCACATTTCAAGGAAGTTGATGGAAATCGTACTCATCGTGAGACGTTCTATGAAACTTCAGGCAAAGCTAAAGGCCGTAGCAATACCTATACCGATCGTGGTGGTAAGAAACGACTACTCCCTGGTATGGAAGCTATGAACCAATTGGCAATTGTCGTAACTGGTCAAAAGCTGGCCCAACTCTCACCTGAGAAACGGACCATCAAGCTGTACAATTATGAGGCTAAGAAGGATCTGCCGACTGATGTACCTGCCTTGACTGATCTGATTGGCAAAACTGTACACATTGCCTTGACAAAGTGCCGGGAGAACAAACGTGTCAAAGTAGGTACTGATTATGTGGATTCTGCTGAAGAACGTATCTTCAATGAAGCTACCAAATTCCTCTATGAGGATGGCCATACAGTAGCTGAGAAGATTGCTGATTCAGTTGAGACTACCTGGCAGACCGGTTGGACTGAAAAATGTCCTGCTGACTACGTCAAGGACTCTTACAAGGAAGTAGCCGTTGGTGCTGGTGTAGAAGCTGCTTCTGCAGATGCTGCCGAAACCAATGCTGAGTCTGTTAAAGGTCTCTTTGACGACTGATGCTTGTCATCGCCATAGACCCAGGTAAAAAGGGAGCTTTATGCTCCCTGGATACCTACTATGGAGTGCACGAGTTCCACCACTGTCCTGATCCACCCAAGGTAAAGATCAATAATGTTGATCTATTCCTGAGGACCTATGCCAAAGGGGCCGCTTACGTAGCAATTGAAGATGTCCACTCAATATTTGGGGCTTCTGCTAAGAGTAACTTCCAATTTGGTAGGAATTTGGGCATGGTTGAAGCCTTAGCTCACCTACACAGCCTTGATGTTGAATACATTCAACCCAAGGCTTGGCAGGAACTTTGTGGTATCAAGTTTATATACCCCAAAAAAGCTACAGCAAATGCAAAGCTAAAAATCCGAAAGGAAGCCACTGCAGCTCGATGTCTGGCACTCTACCCAGGAGCCAAGATATTTGGGCCCCGAGGTGGACTAATGGATGGACGAGCTGATGCTCTCATGATAGCTCACGCTATTACTGTGAAATATGGAGACCCTGATGGCAATCCCAAGAAAAAAAGTTAGTAGATATAGATTTAAAAAGAAATCCCTGGAACCTCAACCAAAGTACCAGGTCGGTGACACGGCTGGTCAGTTCAATATTCTGGAGTATTTAGGATATAGTTCTGTCAAGCCAACTGGTAAACCAAAGATGCTGAAAGTCTGGCATCATTGGTACCGTGTACGCTGCTCATGTGGGACTGAAGAGACCCATACCCAGCAACAACTGATTGACACACGACGCACTCGCGTATGTGAGGAATGTCAGTCTCAACTTTAGGAAATAGTATGCAACTTCGTATTGACGAAACAGAGATCCATGAAGCTATCAGTGATTGGATTAGTAAAGAGGGCTTGGCCCTTGAAGGCAAGAAAGTCGAAATTGACATGACTGCTGGACGTGGTACCACTGGCCACTATGCCGACATCACCATCACTCGTGATGATGTTGTAGCTAGTGCACAGGAAGAAACCCCTTTCAAATCTAATGCCGAATTGGCAGCTGATGAGAATACGGGTACTGAAGAAGATCAACCTGCTCTAGACATGGATCTAGACACGGATTGATTACACTGGGCCCTAGGGCCCAGTCCTAATTTGGAGAGCTGAATGAACGCGACATGTAAAGCTATTAAATGGGCTCTTATTATTACAGCTGTCACCCTGGCAGCTCCTATTGTGGGTGTATTATTGGCTATAGGATTGTCTATATATATACTCAAAATTTTATTTCAAATGGAGATCGATGATGCAAACAATCAAAAACGAGACAACGAATCCTCTAACTGAAGCTGAAATAATCATAGTCCTCTTTGAGCGATGTGACATACTTGCAGAGGCCTTACGTGCAGCTATGGACAATGAACTAGCTATTGTTCGCACTAACCGGGACGTTTATACTGAATATGTTCAGTTCAAAAAGAACCTGGTCAACATAGGGGATACTACAAATGAGAGTGAAAATAGCTCAACCCCAACTACCGGTCTTTGATTGGAGCAGTGTTGATCCTGAATCTTTTCGAGGACCTGGCCTCTCTTTCCCAACAAGTATAGAACTCATAGTTGCACCATCCTTCAATGAAAGAGTAATGGGTGCCATGGCTTCATTTCGTGCTTACTACGGTAATCGCCTTTTACTGGACCCTGAAGGAGATGGATTCCAAACACAAATTCGAAACCACATCACCAGTCATCTAGGAAAAATTGAGCATCTCGGTGAAAGTGA